TCAGAACCAAGCATGGGACACATTCACGCGATCCATCGCGCCCAAAGCCAGCTTCCAGCGCTCGACTCGTCGCGTGTAGACCTCGCTCGTCTTGGCCTCAGAGTGACCGAGGATGGCCATGATCTCGTACTGGCTGCATCCGAGCTCGGCGAGCAGTTCGGCCAATCCCTTCCGGACGCCATGGGCCGAGAGATGTGGTAAGCCGGCGTCGATGCACCAGCGCTTGAACATGGCCGACATGCTGTCGCCACTTGCGAAAGGCTTTGCTCCGCGCGCCAGGACATAGATCTGGCCTTGCACCTTCGGAGCTCGCGTTGCGGCCTTCAGTGGCGGTAGGAGCGGGATGGTGACTTCTGACGAGCCCTTCTTTAGCGGCGTCCAGCGCAGCGCTTCGATACCGTCAAGTAGGCACTCATGCTTGCGGCCGAGCACCGTCAGGTCCTCGATGCGGCAGCCAGTCCAGAGCAGGACCGACATGGCGACGTGTGGTGTCGTTCCCTTCAGGTGCGATTGGAAGAACTTGCGGACATCCGCAGCCTTCCAAGGCTGGGCGCCGTCGCCCTTGGTGTAGACGCGATCAATGCCGCGAGCCGGGTTCTCTTTCACATACTTACGCTTCAATGCCCAATCGAACATCACGGCGACGGCCTCGATGAAGGCGTCTGCCTGCGCCGGCGTCGATCCCATCTGATCCTGCATCTCGATCAGCCGGTGTTGCGGGATCTCCATGACCTTGTCTGGATCGGCGACCAGGCGCTGCAACAGATTGCGCTTCTTCTTCACCGTCTTGTGGCTGGTCGTGCCGGCCTTCACGCGCTCGTCAAGATACTCGAAGTAGGACGCGACGAGCCAGCCGATCGAACGCGGTCTGGCCAGTTCTGATTCCTTCTTAATCTCCTCTGGCTGAAACCCGAGTCGCGCGAGGCGGTATTGCTTCTGAAACTCGTCATGACCAGGCCCGCAAAAAATGCGGATCCGCTTCTTGACGTTGCCCTCTGGGCGCACGCGATGACGCACCTCGCCAGAGGGCAGCTTCTCAAAGAGAAGACCCGGATAATCGACCTTCATGGATGACCTCACCATTCCTTGAGGCCTCCATCCTTTTTCGCGGGCGGTTTCGCGGCAATCTGGCCACAATGGATTTCGACTTTTCCACCGTGTAAGCACACCTTATCCACAGACAGGCCAGCCTCTTTCAGCGCCTCCAGAGTGACCTGCAGGGCGGTCTTACTGGCGCGTGTTCGAGTGGCTTTGCCGGGTGTTGGCTGCACGTCGATGGCGGCGGGTGACGACATCAATCAGCCTCCGTTTTCGGTTGGGGTGATGGGGATTGTTCTGCAGCGGCAAGGGCGGCGCGGATCTTCGCTGCGGTATCTTTCGCCAGCAGACCCTCATGACGTTCCGCATCGGCTGGAACTTGGTCGCCATACCGATCGGTGTATCCGGTCGGGTCCGCGTAGATATCCAGCACGGTCAACGCTTCATCGATCAGGCCCCGCAAATTCGGTTGGGACGATGGGGGTGGGTCGAAGTACTCGTAGCTGGGATCAATGATCCCTTCGCCGACACCGCAAATGCAATGTGCTGGGTGGCAGTCGCAGTAGAAGTATCCGCGGTCATCGCAAGCAGGGCATTTTGTGAAGTTGTCTGTCACTTGCGGGGCTAGCGCAAGATTTACACAACCTTTGTTTGCGTGTAGTGTATATTGGCACTCAACTAAAGAAGGAGGGGTACAATGAAATGGACAATCTTGTTTTTCTTCTCGCTGTTTTCTAGCGCTTGGGCTCAGGAGGAGTATGTGGGCGACATTACCTGGGCAATGTCGGATACCGGTGTCTCGGACTGCCCCGGGCAGTACGTCGCATATGGCGTAAGCGAATGCCTCCCTGGTGGTATCGACGCTATACCAGCGCCCCTGCAGGGTCGAAGCTGTGTCATGGTCAGAGCCATTGGATTGGCTAAACAGGGGCAGTGCGGCGCCGCTTTCGCGTTGACCTACATGACTCAGTGCCACAGTGGGGGAGACAAGGGTCGAGCCCATCTCACTAGCGCCGGTGCGGCAAAGGTTTGCGACTTTTTGAAGGGAATGTGAGCTGGATCCCGACATCAGAAGTGCCTGGGGCGGTGGGGTGCGGCGATTCCAGTCGGCTTTCTGTTTTTCGCCTTGGACAAATTTGCGGTCCAGAATGCAGCCTGTCGCTGCATGCAGGTAACGCGTCTTTCCGCCGTCATAGTCACAGCTATAGAGCTCGCCGCCGCAGAACGGGCAGGGTAGCATTCGATCGGTCATCTCGCTCTCTCCTTGAAACTCTTCAGCAGGCTTTGCCAGCGGGCGGCGGCTTCTTCGTCGTGGTCCAGTTCGGCGCGGCTTTTGATCTTCAGCATGTTGCGGACATGGGTTGCGATGCGTTGTTCGTCGGCGATGTCGGCGCCGTGCATGTCGCGCAGCCAGTGCTGGAATTCCGGCTTGTCGCACCACACGGCGCATTGCCGGGCGTGGCTGAAGCTTTTTGCCGCCGGATCCGGCTCGCCCTTCAGGCTGCGGATTTCGGCTTCCTGCTGCTCGGTGATCCATTTCAGCCGCCGTCCGGCGGCAACCAGCGCCCGCAGCATCTGCGCGCCGCGCGTCAGAAACTCGATATCGGCATAACCGGCGTCATCCGTCAGGATGGCGAGCGGCCGTGCCAGCGGGCCGGTATCGCCCTCGACGAAGATTTCCCGGCAGCGCGTTTCGGTGTTGAAAAAGTTCGTCCAGGCCGGCGGCAGAAGCGGCGCCAGATCCTTCGCCTGCTCGACAAGCTGCTTCTCGGCCTCGGTGAGCTTGGGCGGCGGCGCGGGCTGAGGCTGGTGGGCGTGGTGGTTCATTCCGCTGGGGCTCCCTCGATCGCCTGGATCTGGCGGGCCTTCTGGGATACGAACTTCTGGGCGGAGACGACCAGGCGCAAGCCATTGAAGATCTGCTTGGCAATGTCGGCGCGGACCTGGGCCTCCTTAGGGCTAAGTGTGCCGGCACGAAGGTCCTTGAGGTCGGATGCCAGACCGCGAATGATATCCGGCACATCGAAACCGTCAGCGATGTCGGTTGTATCGTCCATTCTTGATCTCCCATTTCAGGCAGTTGATGACGGCGGAAAGCTGGCGCAGACGATGCGTGTTGAGCCGATTGAAGACCGGGCCGCTTTGTCCGCTGCCATAGCGCCGCGTGCAGTCGTTGCAGACAGGCTCGTGCTCTTGGTGCGGCTTCCAGCGAAACCTGTTTTCCTCAACCTCGTTGTCGCAGATGACGCAGGTAAACAGCACCTTGCGCTCAGGCCACGGCTTGCGGGTGATGATGACCTCGGCGTGATAGGCGTCGTCAGCCATCATGGGCGCTTCGCCTCGTCGATGTTCTTCCGCTCGACGGTGAAGGTGTAGGCTGCGACCCATGGGTTTTCAGATGCAGCAAACGGCCCGTTGATGTTGTTCCAGAGGCAAAGGAAATCCTCCGTGATCGGCCCTCCGCCCAAACCGGGCGTGACGCCTTCGGCGATTGCATCCGCTTCGCTGATATCCTGCAGTCGCTGGACGCGGACGGCGGCGACGGTCAGGGTGAGGCGAGAAGCAAACCGGGGCATGAAAATTGACGGGCGCCATCCATAGCCGCGCGCCTCGGCGTCCAGATCCGCGCACGGGTCCGTTGCGAAATAGCGAACTTCACAGGGCTTGTGCTTTGTCGGCCGGAAGTCGCCGAAGGTCAGGCCCTGCCACGTCTCGCGCACCCAGAGGCGGTCGCCGGGCTTGATGCGCTGGCCAAATGCCAGATGTTCTGCCGTGCCCTAAATGTAATCCGGCGCGCGTTCCCAGACAAGCAGGCCATGGCTGTTGACCCTTGGCTGCGGCTTCAGGATGCGCCGCGTCTGGGTCTTGCGGCCGTCCAGCAGGGCGCGGACCATGGATGCGGAAAACAGGATTGGACGATCAGCCATTGCCGTTGCCTCGCTGGTAAAGCCATTCCTCGATCGCGGCGCGCAGGGGTGTATCTGCGGGGTGCTGGCGCAGGTTCATCAGTTCGAGCGCGGTGCGGATGGCGACTGACAGTGCGCGGCCATCGGCGACGCCGCCCAGGCGGTCTGTTGCGGTGCCGGCGGCTGCGTTGCATATGCCGGCCTCGATATCCTGGCTCGCGAGATCGACGAGGCGACGCGCCTCTTGCAGCACTTCGACGGCGAAGCGGTTGGCCGGTCGTTCGGCTGGCTTCGGGCGATAGGCGTCGAGATTGATGATGACAGAGGGTTTGAAGGTCATGGTGTCTCGCCCTTGTGTTCCAGCCAGGAGGTGCGGAAGGCGGGCCAGTCCGGGAAGAACTCGTCGAGGTCGGCGGTTCTGCCAGCTGTGTAGAAGCGCAGGAAGAGGATGCCCTGCGAAGGGCTCGCGAGCGCATAGGCGACGGCGGCGCGCAGCTCCTCGAGGCGGATGGCGCTGTCGTCGTCAAAGCTCGTCACTCTTGCGAGAAACAGGGCCAGCGCCATGACCCAGATGAGGGCCACGGCCTGCCACGGGCTGAAACCCAGCGCCGTGGCGGCAAGGGCTGCGGCGGCGATGGCCAGCGGCCAGGCAAGCGGCTTCAGCGCGGCGCATGCGGATATGATCCGTCTCATGGTGGTCGCTCCTCAGAAGCTCGCCGGCGGGACATAGAGGCAGAGCGGCAGGCCGCTCGTGGTGCCTGTCGTCGTGCAGAGGTGATAGCGTCCGTCCGGGCTTTCCTTGACCTTCGGCCAGTCATAGGGGATGGGCTGCGATAGCCCCTCGATCACCCAGCCTTGCGGGGTTTCGCGGATCTCGGCCGGTTCCAGCGGCCAGCAATCGCGATCGTGGCAGCATTCGTAATGATAGAAGCTGTGGGCGGCGACCGGCTGGACAAAGGTCATCAGGACAAGGGCTGCGAGCATCCAGACCATGATCGCGGCCATGGCCAGCAGGATGATGGCGACGACGCGGCGGGTGGTGGAAATGTTGGGGTCGCGGGTCATGCGTCACCCACTTCCTCTACGAGGGGAATGACAATCGTCTCTTCGTTCCGGCTAATCGCGAATGCCCAGCTTTCCCACGAAAGCTTGTGGTCAACCTGCCACTGTTCGCAGGCCGCTTTCAGGCGTTCAACCAGATCCGCCCTAGCCTTGTCGCTACACGCAAAGATGTCGCCACTGCCGCCGTCCGGATTGCCGAAATCCCACTGCGATGCGTTCTCCTCGATGTCCTCAAAAAGCTCGTCTTTGTCCGATCGGATTGCATAATCTGCTATGCGGAGATCGTATTTTGAGGCTTCGCAGATGTAGAAACGCAGGCACGGATTTCCACTTTCGTCATAGCTCTCGCCCATGCGCTCGGCTTTTGCGGCAAGAATGACCGCCTCGCGGCTGTCTTCCTTGATCTTGTAAACCTCGGCGTCGGCGCTTGCATACCAGTTGAACTCGGTGTGCTTCGTCATCGCCTCACACCCCCGCGGCGTCGATGCTGGCCTGCTGCACGGCGGGCAGGCGGATGGCGGCGGCGGTGAAGGCGGTGGCGGCAAGGGCTGCGATCAGGGCCGTGGCCGTGATGCCGAGGGCCGTGGCGCGGACAAGCTCCAGGCGCGTGGGGCGCGAGGCGGCAAGGCGGATCTCGACGGGCACGGAGACCATGCCGGGCGCGATGTGCGGATCAAGATCGGCCGGGATCTGCTCGCTGACGGGGTCTATGTGGAAGTGCGCGCCGGGGCGCTCCAGCGACCAGTCGTACGGGCTTCGGGCGCGCGGCTGAACGTTTGTCGCCGTGTTGGCAATGGTGTTGATGCTGGCTGTCAGGGACATAAGTCTTGTCTCCGTTCCGTTCGGGAAACCGCAGCCTGCTGACGAGGCTTGGGCGCGGGGGCGGCGCCTGGCTGCGGTAACCGGAAAGGAAGGTGGTCGCCTTCGATCCGGTGTTCGATCAGAAATCAAACTTGCTGACATCGATGCCGAGGCGCGCGGCAATCTTCTTGAGCACGGCGTCTTCCTGTGGCTCGACTTCGCCATCGGCATTGGCGATGTCGAGAGCGATCAGATAGACGTCTTCGGCCATGGCTGCGCCGTTCGGGCGTGACTTGATGTCATCCAGTTCGCGGGCAAGCTGCTGGCGGCCGCTCGAATCCTTGGCGCGCTTGAACATGGTGTCAGCCGTCGCCTCGATGACGTTCTGCTGATACAGCCGGGACAGCTGCGCGTGGTTGGAAATGATCGAAACGACCTTGCGGCGTTCGCTTTCCTCGATATCGCCATCTGCGGCGGCAACCAGGGCGGATGCTGCGCACACGGCTTCGAGGAAGTCCTTGTTTTCACCGTATTCGGCTTTGACTTCCTTTGCGGCGGCGCCGCCAATCTTCTTCATCAGTCCAAACATCGTTACAGGTCTCCGTTGCGGGTTAACTGCGTGGCTTCACCGGTCACGCGGCGGGTTTTCGGCGGGCCTTCCATGCTCCGGCGCGGAAGCCGGCGTAGAGGCAAAGGCCAGACCACGCGGTTCCGAGGATCATTTGAGGCAGGTTGTTGATCACTGCGATCCACATGCTCTGTTTCCTAGCGAGTGCTTTTGCTGCGATGCCCCGCCGGCTGTGAGGAGGAGGAGTGCCGGCGGGGGTCTCGCGTTACCGCAGCTGGGAGGAGGAGTGCTGCGGATGGCTGCAATATGGCGAAAACCGCCATGATGCGCAAGAGGAAAAATGGCGGAATGCGCCATTGTTTAGCTAAGCCTTTGAAACTACCATTGATGTTGTTGCAGGAGGGCGCGCAATGGGTGGTGGAAATGTTGCTGTCGTGTTGGGCAATTTGGCTGCAAGCCGCCCGGTTGGCCCTGTCGGATTTGTGGCGAAGTTGCCTGCTGAAGACGATATCGAGAGCCGTGACAAAATCAGCCTCGGCGATGCGGAAGGTCAAAGCTTCATAATTGAATACGTTGACAGCCGTGGCAGATCGTCAACGCGGCGCGTCACTGTCTGGTCAATTGAGGCGGGCGCCGGCGGCATGCCCTGTCTCTATGCCAAATGCCATGAGCGCCAAGCTATGCGGCAGTTTCGCGTTGATCGGATTCGCAGCTGCGCCGACTATGATGGTGTCGTTCATGAAGACGTCATGGCGTTTCTGTCTGAGTGCTTTGGTATACAGATCGCCGTCTCGACAGCCGAGGCTGCGCCAGTTGATCGGTGGGCCAACGTTTTAGCGACGGTGCGCGCGGATGCTGTGCTGCTGGCCTGCGTCAGTCATTCTGATGGCCACGCGCACGTTCTGGAAGCGGAATTCATCTGCGATTATCTTGCGTTTGTTGCGGAAAGGCAGATTGGTCCGCTTACCGACACCGAGATTGTTGCGCTGCATCGGCATGTGAAGCGGCTGAGGCCTAGTGAAGACATGATTGGGCGGGCGCTGGAGGCGCTATTGAGTGCCGATCAATCTCGCAAGAGCCGACTTCTGAGGGCTTGTGTGCAGGTTATGGATGCTGACGGCGTGCGAAAATCAGCTGAGCGAGATGTCATCGCAGACCTCGCATTTGAACTTACGGGAACCGGCCTCACGATCTAGCGTCAGGAGACGCCAAGCAATTCGCCGTGGTCTAAAACCTTGTGCAGGCTGACGACATACTTCGCGTTCAATTCGATAACGGTTGGCGGGTTTAGCTTCTTCAGGAGGATCCGGTCAGCGGAAATTCGCTCAAGAATGCCGATGGTCGCCTCGCGCGGACTATTCTCTGTCTTCTGCTCCTGGGCGATGACCGCGTCACCTGGCCGGGGCGGCTTGTAAGTGCTGACCGCGAGGAACCCGCCATGACGAAACATCGGCTCCATACTGTGCCCGACCACATAGAGCCCGTAGATACCCTTGGCATTCTTAAGTGCTTTGGGGGCTTCCACTTGGTCGATTGGGCCATCCAGCATCTGAACTGCCCCTTGCAGGTGTGATCCGGCGGCCGTTCCATAAATCGGGATCATCGTCGTTTCCGCGCCGATGTTGTGCATTGACGGGTTGATTCTCGGATCACGGAGGGCGGCTTCTTCGTCGACAACGATGTCGGTTATCTGAACATCAAGCGCGCGGGCAAGTAACTGCAAAACGTCCACAGGGATGCCCTGCGCGTATTTCTCCAACTTGTTGATGTACGAAGCATCCTTGCCGATCATCTCGCCAAGCTTCTGCATGGACCAACCGCGCCGGTCGCGAAGCTGCGCCAAGTTATTCAATGGGATAGGTCGTTTCTTAAGCGAGACGGGACCTTTTGACATATGGCGTGACCTTTTTTGGGTTTTATGGCGGATTATGCTATTTTTGGGAATGGCATGGTTCGCCATGAAAACCGCTTGACGTGACATGGCGAAACGCGCCATATTTTGCGCCATGAGATTGCGAGAGTGGCGACAAACGCAAAATATGACGATCGCGCAGGCGGCTGAGATGTTTGGCATCAAGCATGCCCGCACGTTTCATCGTTATGAGACGGGCGAAATCCTCGCCGACTCGCCGTTTGTCGAAAAAGCGGCGCTGTTCTCAAATGGTGAGGTGGCAGCTGACGACTTCTACGCGCAGCGCAAGGATTGGCTTGCGGCTAACTCCATCTGCATTCCGGAGGCTGCCGAATGAGCGCGCGCCTCCAAATCCTCGGGCTTTGGCCCGTTGCCTGCCGGGCGGGCTGTTCCGCTTCAATCCGGTTCGTCCCGGCAGGCAAAACCGTCCGGCATTGTAGAGATGCCGGCTGCAAGGCTGCTGCGGCGGGCGCAAGTCGCCGCCATCGACCGCCACACCGTCGCAGCAGTTTTTTCCCGTTTCAACAGGAGCAACAGACATGTTCAATTTTGCAGCATGGGCGCAGCGCCGTCTGGGCGAACTTACGCGTCCAATTGGGACTTCCAGCGCGGATTGGCCGCAAGTATCTCGATCAGCAGATCGCTCAGCGGAACGGCTCCTGCAAGGCGAGCCTCCGTCGCAACCTTCATGAGCGGATCGGCGGTCATCTCCGCCTCGATGTCGTCGCGTGCTTTCCAGATGCAAGCCGCCACGTGGCCCGGCACCTCCGTTTGCATTGCAAAAGCAACGAGACACGCTTCGATGATCTTCAGGCGCCCAATGATGGCCTCCTGAATTCGAGCGTTTGTTTCGTCTGCATCTGGAATGATCTCTTCCGTCATGCCCACTCTCCCCGGTTGTTGGTTGGCACTGGCAGTCGAGCAGAGTTGGCAGACGGTGTCCAGCGGCGCGCGGGCGGACCCTTAGTGCGCCGCTGGCGTTTTTCCCCGCGCGGTCTTCTCCAGGGCGCCGCGCCAACTGCCCGGAGCGCGGCTGACGCTGCTCCGGGCCTTTCTCTTTGCCTGCGCTCACGCCGCGTTTCTTGCCCCGTCCATAAGCTGCGCGCTGCAGCGCTTGCTGACGGGGTCCCCGGAGCGGCTGCGCGGGCGCGCCACACGCGTGGCGACGGCCTTGCGGCCTGTATGGGTGGTTCCTTGCCGTTGTTGCAGCGGGCATGCGGGCCTCCGTGAGCGGCTGCTAAAATTCGTTTTACATGACAACAAGTTACCGCGCGGCGGCAGCTATGCCGACGAAAGATTTCTGCGTGGTTTTTCCTTGACGGGGTTTAGATCATGACGGGTTTGAGACTTTCCAGCGACCATGAACGCAACGCGCTGAAAAGCGCGGTGCGCAGCGCGCTTTCGCTGATCGGCCCGGCGAAGCAGCTGGTGGCCGTCAGCCGCATTTCGGAGGGGTATCTCTCGAAATGCATGAACCGGGACCTGCCGGATTTTCTGTCCGTCGACGTGGCGCTGGAGGCCGACAGGCTGGCCGGCGCGCCTGTGATCACCGCCGCCATGGCCGATCTTCTGGGTTATCGGCTGGTGCCGATCAAAGGCGAGGCGGGGCAAGCTTTCGATGCCGACAAGGGGCTCGACATCGTCAGTGATGCCGTTGCCACCGCGCAAAGCATGCGCGAGGCGGCGGCAGACGGGCGGCTCGACGAGCGCGAGCGGCGCGATCTCTCCGACCGGATCAACGGCCAGATCAAGGCGCTGCAGGACACGCTGCGGGCGGTGAACGGGGGTGGGGTGTGATGGGCCTCGAACATCTTCCCGAAGGGCTTGACCCGGCCCGCATCATCGACCGCATGGCGCTGCCTCGGTCGCGCGGTGCGGAGCTGCAGGCGCTGACCGATATCGAGAAAGCCATCGTCAACAAGGCCGACTGGCGCGCGACGCGGAATGTTCAGCGGCGCGATTTCGGCGGGACGCTGGCCGGGGTCGTGGCGGGTGTGCGGGTCAAGGGGCGGAGGGCCAAGCCATGAGCGCCGCGACACCAAGACTCCTGCCCGCCGGCTGGACGCAAGCGCAGTTCGATGCGCTGCGGCGCATGTGGGACGACGGCGAGAAGACGATCGTGATCGCGATCGAGCTTGGCATGACGCAGGGGCAGGTGACCGGCGTGATCGAGCGGCATCGCGAGATCTTCGGCAATCGCGACAGGCGCGCTCGCGCCAAGCGTCGCGGCAAGGTGCTGGCCGCACTCTGGCTTCAGCGGCGCGATGCGATCATTGCGGGGTGCGCGGCATGACCGACACGCTTTCCTCCCTTCTCACCAGCATCCAGGCGCGGCAGACCTGCCCGGCCTGCGACAAGCCGCGCAAGCCGGCGAGCATGCCGACGCAATGGCATCATCACCGGGCGATCTTCGAATGCGGCGCGGTGTTCATGGCGCGCGGCGAGCGCATCGAGGCGGAGCGGGCCTGTCCCGACCGCTCGGATTTTGCCGCCACGCTCTGGACCGTCGAGGCTCGCGGCGGGGCTTTTGCTTCTGCGGTTTCGCAGAAGGTTGATCAGAAGGCGGCTGTCGAGGATGGCGCTGTTGCCGGCCTGGTGCTGACGCTGGCCATCACCGCCGTGCGCGCGGGCTTCGATCACCTCACCATCTGCGAGCTCATTCGCGACGAAATGCAGTCCTGGGCGGCGCGGCCGGAGGGCAAGGCGCCGGAGGCGAGCCCATGAGCGAGCGGCGGGCGGATGACGAGACGGTGCGCTCTTCGCTGCTGGTCAAGCAGGCGAAGATGGCGCGGGTGATCGAGCTGCATCGGGTGGAGGGGCTTTCGACCTTCTGCATCGCGGCACGGCTCACGATGACGGAAGACGAAGTCTTCGCGCTTCTGGAAGAGGGGACAAGGGGGCGGTGATGGTGGAAGAGCAGATCGAGGGCACCTGGAGCCAGGAGGATCTCGACGCCGTCGTCGACGGGCTTCCCGATGACGAGATGCAGGCGCTGCATCTCCTGATCACGCTGGTCGCGTCCTTCGCCGTGCAGATCGGCATGACGCGCGAAAGCCTGCTGGAGAACATCGAACGCGGTTTCGAGGTCAATCAGTCTGTCGGGGGCATTCAATGAGCTGGTGGCTGAATGCAAAGCCGGGTGACCGGGTGGTGTGTGTTGGGTGGGATGACCGCGATGGGCCAAAGAACTTCCTGGTTGCGAAGGGTATGAAGGTTCCGAGCAAGGGCTCGGTTTATTCCATCCGCTGCGTTGGCCCGACGATCGGCTGCTCAAAGCGTTTTGCTCTGCGCCTTCGTGAGATCGTCAATCCGCCACTGATTATCGAGGGCGTCGACATTGGCGAAGTCTGCTGGCGTGTGGAATGGTTCCGCCCCGTCGTCAACCGCGCGACCGACATTTCCATTTTTACCAGCATGTTGAACGGACAGCCGACGAGGGTAGACGCATGAGCGATCTTGCCGTCATCGAAAGCTCCGAACTTCTGGTCACGATCAAGCGCGCTCAGTCGCTGCTCGACGAGGGCGACGCCCATGCCGCGCTGATGCTGGCCTCGGGTGCCTATGACCAGGCCAAGGCGGCTGGGGCTTATGCCGAGCGCGTCAAGGCTAGTCGCACGCTGGTGGACAAGGCGCGGCGGCTGCAGGCGGATGCGCTGAAGATCGAGGCGCTGGCCTATTGTGCCATGGCGGATGCTGTTGACGAGGCGCAGGACAAGGGCGAACTCATTCGCACCGGGCGCCCGAAAAGCGTTTCCGACGAAAACACTTTTACGCTCGACGATGTCGGCATCGATCGCCAGCACCTGCATCACGCCCGCAAGCTGCGCAATGCTGAAAAGGCCAACCCCGGCTTTGTCGACGACGTGATCGAGGCGCGGCTTTCCGAGGGGCTGGAGCCCAGCCGCGCGAGCCTGAAGAAGGCGGCGGGGCATGCCGTGGGCACCAAGACCGCGACCAAGGACGAGCGCGGCGACGATCTCTACGAGACGCCGATCGAGGCCATGCGGGTGCTGCTGGCGCTGGAAAGCTTCATCACCTCTGTGTGGGAACCCAGCGTCGGGCGCGGGGCGATCCTGCGGCCTTTGGAGGCTGCCGGCTATGAGGTCAGGATCTCCGATGCTGTCGAGCGCGGGATCACCACGGCGGACGGCGAATGCCAGGAGGTTGGCGACTTCCTCAAGATGCGCGCCGACGCGGACTTTGCCGCGGGCATGCGCTGCGGGCCGGATATCGTCACCAATCCGCCCTATGGCATTGCCAACGCTTACATTGCCCATGCGCTTCGCGAGTTTCGCCCCGGCAAAATGGCGATGCTGCTCAACCTCAATTTCCTGGCCGGGTTCGACGATCCCGATCGCTGCTTCGTGATGGACGAAAACCCGCCGAGCCGGATCTATGTCTTCACCCGCCGCCTGCCGATGATGCATCGCGACGGCTGGGATGGGAACAAGGCCAGCAGCCAGATGAACACCGCATGGTTTGTCTGGGAGCGCGAAATGGGCGGGACGCGCTACGACCACAAGGGCTATCCCGAAATCATCCGCGTCGACTGGAAGGCGTTCGAGAATGCCAAGCCGCTGGCGCCTGGCGAGGGCGGGCATGTGTCGCCCATGCGCTTTGCCGAGGTGGAGGAGGATTTCACCCGCGAGACGCCGCGCAAGACGCTGGATGAGCGGGTTGAGGCGGTGATGGCGCTGGCGCTGGATTTCATCCGCGATGCTCCCTCGGCCTTCATCGCCAGGGATCTGCGTATTGCCATCGGCGTGCGCGACAGCACGGCCTGCGAAATCATCACCCGGCTTGCCGAAGACGGCAGGTTGGTCGCCGTCGATGGCGGCTGGAGCTGGGCCGGCGATGCTTCGAGGCCGGCGGCGCCGGCACCTCAGCATGAGGAGCCCGCGGCATGATTTCCCGCATCGATTACGGCCCGGACATGCTGGCTCTGTTTCTCAAGGCGCATGTAATGCATGCCGGCTCGCTGGCGGCAACGAGGCCGTTTGAGGAGCGCGAGGTCGACGAGGACCGCATTCGCGCGCATCGCGAGGCAATCCTAGATCTGGCCGTGCGGGCCAATGTGCAGGGGCCTGTCGTGTTGCGCGGCATGCGCGCCGATCCACGGCTGACCCAATCCACCCGCGTGGCGCTGTGGCGCGCGATGGGCATCGATCCCGAGATTCATTCAAGGAGGGCGGCATGAGCGGGCTTGCCGACTACGATTATCGCCGCTTTGGCATCGTGCTCTCACGCGCCTGCCGCGCGGATGGCCGTGCCCAGGTCGTCATTGCGGCAGAGGCGGGTGTGACCGAGACAGACCTTTCGCGGGCAAGGGGCGGAAACACGGTTTCGATCGCGAAGATCGTCGCGCTTTGCCAATGGATGAAGGTGGATCATCTGGATTTCTATGTTGCGCCGGAAGCAGAGAATTCAACGGCTTGCAGCGGGTCCAACGTGAAACACGGCGCTGACGGGCGCGATCTTTCCATTCTGACGGTTTCGCTGCCTTGCCGTCATTTCTCAAAATCCGGGAGGTCGGCATGAACATGCGCACGCTTTTCGACACGGCAGCGCCGGTCGCCATGCCCAGCCTCTGGAAGGGGCGCCCGATGATCGTCGACAGCTTCGCCGGTGGTGGCGGGGCCTCGACCGGGATCGAGATGGCGCTGGGACGCTCGCCCGATATCGCGATCAACCACAATCCGGCGGCGCTGGCGCTGCATGCGGCGAACCATCCGGAGACGCTGCACCTTTCGGAGAACGTCTACAAGGTCGACCCCCTCGACCACATGCGCGGCAAGCACATCGGGCTGATGCACTTCTCGCCGGACTGCAAGCATTTCTCCAAGGCCAAGGGCGGCAAGCCTGTCGAGCGCAACATTCGCGATCTGGCCTGGATCATTCCCGGCTGGATCGAGCGGATCCAAAAGAGTGGCGGCAAGGTCGACGTCGTCACCATGGAAAATGTCGAGGAGTGGAAGGACTGGGGGCCGTTGGTGCAGACGGAGCGCGGCCTGATGCCTTGCCCAGACCGACGCGGGCAGACCTTCGACGCCTGGTGCAAGGCGATCCGCAAGCTGGGCGGCAAGATCGACTGGCGCGAGCTGCGGGCCTGCGACTATGGCGCGCCGACCATCCGCAAGCGGCTGTTCCTGATCGTGCGCTTCGACGGAAAGCCTATCGTCTGGCCGGAGCCGACGCATGGCGATCCGAAGAGCGAAGAGGTGATCTCGGGCCGCAAGCTGCCATGGCGCGGGGCCTGCGAAATCATTGACTGGTCGCTGCCTTGCCCTTCGATCTTCGACAGCAAGGCGGAGATCTGGGACAAGCACGGCCTGCGCGCGGTACGGCCCCTGGCCGACAATACGATGGCGCGGGTGGCGCGGGGCATGAAGCGCTACGTGCTCGATGCCGAGCGGCCGTTTTTGGTCAGCCTGAAGGGTAGCAGCCGGCGCGCCAGGAGCGTGGATGCTCCGCACCCGACTGTTTGTGCCGAGGGCGGACATTCCAGTGTGATCTCGCCGTCGATCAGCCGTTTCAACACGGGCGCGACCGGAAGCGCGATGGATGAGCCTTTGTCGACGATCACGGCAAACAGCTACATCAAGAAGCCGGGCGGCGCGGCGCCCGTCGGAATGATCGCGCCTGTCATCACCTATGCCCAGCAGGGCGGTGGTGTCAGATCGATCGAGGATCCGCACCACACCATCACGGCAAGCGGCAAGGACCAGAACGCCGTCATCGTGCCGCACCTGAACGCCTTCTATGGGCCGGGTGCTGGTGGCGAGGATCGGTCTGCAGATGTTTCCGAGCCGCTGCGCACCATCACGACCGAAAACAGGCATGCGGTCATTGTGCCAACCATGATTCAGACGGGGTATGGCGAACGGGAAGGCCAGGCGCCGCGTGCGCTCGATATCGAGCAGCCGCTGGGCACCATCGTCGCTGGTGGCGTGAAGCATGCCGTGGTCGTGCCGACCATTGTCGGCTGTGGCGGTCGCGCCGGGCAAAGCCGACCGCGGGGCGGGGATGAGCCGGTGGCCACATTGACCACCAAGGCGGACGGTTGCGTCGCGACGGCCTTCGTGGCCCAGCAGAACAATGACAGTCGCCGAATAGGTGGCGTCAACCCGGGCCGCGCTGCCAATGAGCCGCTGTCGACGGTGACTGCGACCGGTGCGCAGCAATCGCCCGTTACGGCCTTCATCGCTCGCCAGTTCGGCAACAGCACGGGCCACGCCATTGATGAGCCGCTGGGCACCGTGACGGCCGACGTGAACAAGTCGCAGCTCGTTGCTCCGTTCTTTTCGAAATACTACGGGACCGGCGACGGTGCCCGGCACGACGAGCCTTGCCACACGATCACCGTCAATGACCGCTTCGGGCATGTCGAGACCTCGATCGAGGTTCCGCCGTTCAGGCCTGAGCAGGAGGCCCGGGCGCGCGAGGTGGCCGACTTCATGCGGTCTCACGGCTTCTGGGACGAGCGCGAGTTCGTGACGCTCGATGTCGCCGGCCAGACCTTCGTCATCGTCGATATCGGCATGCGCATGCTGTCGCCGCGCGAGCTGTTCAACGCGCAAGGCTTTCCGCCGGACTATGCCATCGACGGCGTCTGGGAAGGCGAGGGCGACGCGCGGCGTTTCGTCGAATTTCCGAAGGACGTGCAGGTCAGCTGCTGCGGCAACAGCGTTTCGCCGTTTCCGTATGCGGCGATCGTGGCGGCGAACTGCGGCGACCTGGTCGAGGTCAGGGAGGCTGCGGAATGAGCCATACCGCGACAAACTGGGCGTTTCGCCAGCGTGGCCTGAAGCCGGGATGCCGCATTGTGCTGCTGATGCTGGCCGACTGCCACAACCCGGCGCATGGCGGAGCCTTTCCGTCGCAGGAGTGGCTTGCGGCGGAATGCGAGGTGCCGCGCTCGACATTGAACGTCTATCTCGACGAGCTGGAAAAGCGTGGGCTGATCGCCCGCGAGCAGCGTCGGCAGAAGGGCAGCCAGAAGCAGGAACGGACCCGCTACTACTTCCCGTTCGAGCCTGAGTTTCAACGGTTTTCGGCTGCAGAACCGAGTCCAGAAACTGGACACGGCGATGAGGCGCAAGCCGAGTCCAGAAATGCGGGTGAGCCGAGTCCAGAAAATGGCCAAAGCCGAGTCCAGAATCTGGACAGTAACCCTGTAAGGGAACCAGTAAAGGAACCAGTAATCGAGAGAGAGAGCGCGAGCGAGCGTGATGGGCAGGAGGAAGATAATCCTCTGGCCGTCGAGCGAGCCTTCAAGCGCTGGTATCCCTCCTGGCCGACCTATGTCGACGACAGCGAGCCAAAAGCGCGCATGGCCTGGCAGCGCCTGACCTCTGCGGAACGGCTCAAGGCTGCCGAGATGACGCAGGCCTATGTCGAGGCAGCCAAGGGCAGCGGGCGGAAATACATCTGCTCGGCGCAGGTCTACCTGGCCGAGAAGCGCTGGGAGAAGCTGGCGGATCTGCCGAAGGCGGCGACGGCAAGGCCGGTGGTCGATCGCGTCACGGTCGCGGGCTACGGGCCTGCCTTTGCGGCGGCCTACATGGCCGAGGTGCTGCAGCGTCCGCTTCCCGTGCAGCTGCCGCCGAAGATCCGGGACACGGTTCTGGCGACCTACGAGCAGCGTCGTCGGCACAATCCGCAGCGGGCGCGGGACTATCTCGACGAGCGCGGGATCTCGCTGGATGCCGATGGCAATCCTGTCTTCCCCGAAACCTTCGAGCGCGACGAGGAACGGCGTCAGCGCGTGGCCAACGGATATCCGGGGGCGAACCGGCTGCGCGATGCAGCGAAAGAGCGCGGGCATGTGACGGTCGGCGTTCGCTTCGAGGAGATGAAGGGAGCAATGGAGCCGGTCAAGACCGATACCGCGCTGATGGCCGAATGGCGCAGCTGGTTTGAAGCGCATTTTCTGCCCTTTCCTCCACTGAAGGAGTGGGGCGGCTATTTCCCGGCGGGCGGGCCGGACAGGCTGGATGATTTCCGGGCAGCACTGGCGACGACAAGCGACGAGGGCGAACATGATGCAGCATAGGAACATCGAAGGCAGCGTGATCGAGATTACTGAGCGGGCGATCGCCAAGCGAGAAAGGGCGATCTGCGACAAGGCGAATCGGGAAAGCCGGTTTGCAGCGATTCGGCCTGCGCATGATCATCTGCCGTGGTTTGTGCTTCGAACGATGACCGGATGCGAGCAGGCTGTGGAAAACGTTCTGAAGGAAAACGGCATTGAAGCGCTGGTGCCGATGCGCAAGGGCAAGACCTGGGAGCGGCGCGGGCGCAAGATCGAGGGGCGTCCGATGCCCGTCATTCATGGCTATGTGCTGGTGCGGTTCATGCCCGATGCTTTTGCTTTCGAGGCCATCTCGACTGTAGACAAGGTGCTTGGATTTCTTCGCATGGGAGAGCAGGCAAAGCCGATAAGTCATTCTGAGGTCAAACGTTTCTATCAACGCGCCATGGCTGGGGAATACGACTGGAAGGTTAATGCGCCGAGCTTTTTGCGGGGCGAAAAGGTGCGGATTATTGACGGTCCATTCGAGGGGCATGCGGCGACGGTTGTCACCGGTGAGGGCCGGAAGGGCGATGTCGGGAAAAGCGCGGCTGACCTCATCGTTGTGGCTGTGATGATTTTCGGCGTGGAGACGCCGGTCACCTTGCCGCTTGCCATGCTCGAAAAACTGTGAGAGTCATCTGGCCACTGGACGAGCTGATGATCCTGCTAGTGAGCCTCACATACGCCCTAGAAAGCGGGGAGCAATCCCGAGGTGGTACACCGGTCAGCCCCAGCCTTGACGGTCCCGATAGAGGACATCGACTCAAGGCCAGTGCGAAAGCTATGCCCCCAAAACGAACTCAAGCCCGGTGATGAGCCGGGCTTCTTTGTGTCTATAGGGTATGGGCAAGTGCGCGACAATCAAGCCGAGAGGCGCCACGCTACCAACGCGGGGCAGATTTATTCCGAAGGTTGCCGAAAGCTTTTACCAATCTAAGGCATGGCGGCAGCTAATCGTTTCAATCAAGCGGGAGCGCGGCAACTTCTGTCAGGAATGCGGCTCATCGCATCGCGTGATTGGCGATCATATCATTGAACGCAAAGACGGCGGCGCGGATCTTGACCGGCAGAACATCAAGCTGCTGTGTCAGCCGTGCCACAACACCAAGACGGCGAACGCGAGAGCCGCACGTTCTAAGGGCATCTTTTGAGGCTGGAGCAAGGGGGGTGGGTCTCCCTCAAGAAGGGCGCATCCCTTCTGGACCGGCGGCCTCTCATACGGAGATTTTTTTCTGGTGTCTGAGATTATGGACCTGTTCGGTAATCCCGTGCCGGCGCATTTTGGTATGCGCGGTCGGCCTCCGTACGAGCCAAACCAGAAGGATGCAAACAAGATCAAGCTTTTACTGGCGCTCGGCTGGAGCAATGAAAGGGTGGCGCGAGCGATAGGCATTACTCAGCCCACGCTCCGCAAGTATTATTTTTCATTGCTCAAGTGCCGGGACTATCAGCGCGACATGATGGAAGCTGAGCGCATGACCCGGCTCTATGAGATGGGCATGGCCGGGAATGTTGGGGCGATAAAGGAATTTGACCGACTGCTGGAGCGCAATGATGCCATGGTTGCCCAGGCAGACGTCACGAGCAGGCCAAAAGCAGATCGGGAGGAGCGCGTCAAATCTGACATTCGGCGGATGGGCAAGAAGGAGCAGGCGCAGCAGGATGCCGAACAGGTCTCGCTTGGCGGCGGCGAGTGGGGAGCCGATCTTAGCTTTCGTGGGCGGTCGGTAAACTGATGGCTGCCGCAGCGCCGCTGCTCAAGCTGGACCGCGATTGGGACACGTCATGCCCTGATTGGGAAGACAGAATTCTTAATCGGAGGCCGCTCATCCCGACCTTGCCGCTTTACGAAGACGAGGCGGAACGGGCGCTGCGCATATTCAAGCGACTGCGCGTTCCGGATATCCCCGGTAATCCGACATACGGCGAAGTTTGCGACGAATGGGTCTTTGACCTGGTGCGGGCGATCTTCGGTTCATTTGATGTCGAAACCAAGCGCAGAATGATCCGTGAGTTCTTCCTGCTGGTTCCGAAGAAGAACGGAAAGTCTTCGATTGCTGCCGCTGTTATCGTCGTTGCTGCCATCTTGAATGTCCGTCCGGCTGCAGAACTGTTGCTGATTGCGCCAACGAAAAAGATTGCTTCGATCGCGTTCGATCAGGCGCTTGGCATCATCAGGCTCGATGGCGAACTGACCAAGATTTTTCACGCTCAGACGCATAAGATGACGATCACCCATCGCATTTCGCTTGCGGTCATCGTCATCAAGGCCGCTGAAGCGGACGTCATCACGGGTTCGAAGGCGACCTTCATCCTAATTGACGAGTTGCATGTTTTCTCGCTGAAGCCCAAGGCAGCAGGGCTTATGACGGAAATTCGCGGCTCTCTGGCTGCGCGTCCGGACGGCTTCCTTCTGATCATCACGACGCAATCGAAAGACCCTCCGACCGGTGTATTCAAGTCGGAACTGCAGATCGCTCGCCAGGTACGCGACGGCAAGCTCAAGCGTTCTCTGCTGCCAGTTCTGTACGAGCTTCCGTTTAAGGTGGCGAATGATAATGGGTGGAAGAACCCGAAGACTTGGGGATTGGTCAATCCGAACCTAAACCGGTCTGTCGATGAGGCATTCCTCACCGACGAGCTCGCTGCTGCGCAGGAAAAGGGGCTTGCTGATCTCCTGCTGTTCGCCTCTCAGCATCTTAACATCGAGGTCGGGCAGTCACTGGGCGGGTGGCGCGGCTCGCACTTCTGGAAAGAACGGGAGATGCCGGAACTGGCTGATCTTAATTACCTTTTGGAAGTTTCAGAGGTAGTGACGATTGGTCTGGATGGGGGTGGCCTGGACGACCTCTTCGGGATGGCGGTCTTAGGGCGCCATGCAGTGACGCAGCACTGGTTGCTGTGGACACATGCCTGGTGCCAACGTGATGTTTTGCAGCTGCGGAAGGATATCGCTTCGAACCTTCTTGAAGCAGAGGCAGAAGGATCGCTGACACTTTGCGATGACTCCACGACCGACATTGTCGACATCGCAGAGCTGTGCCAGAGGATACGCCAGAGTGGCAAGCTTCCCGAGAAATTCGCAATCGGCGTCGATCCGCAGGGGATTGCTGCACTTGTCGATGAGCTCGCGCGCCTGGGAATCGGCGACGATCTTCGTGCGAACATCCCGCAAGGTTTCCGGCTTTCCTCCGCTGTCTGGGGGCTTGAGAGGAAGCTGAAAGATGGGACTTTCTGGCACGCAGCGCAGAAACTGATGTCCTTCTGTGTCGGGAATGCCCGCGCAGAACAGCGTGGAAATGCTGTTCTGATCACAAAGGAAACGGCCGGCAAGGCAAAGATCGACCCGCTGATCGCCACGTTCAACGCGATTAAGCTCATGGAGATCGGCCCGACGGCCGGCCCTCAGAATTCTTGTCCTTGGGACGATCCAACCTTCTCGCTGGTGGCCTGATGAAACTGTTCGGCATTCAAATCGGCCGCGAGACGCGGGCCTCGATCGAGAGTGAGAAAGTTCCGGTCTCGGCCGAGAACTTTATGGCCTTCTTCGGCCTTGGCACTCCCGACCTCCCATCTGTCACGGTTGACGTGGCTATGCAGGTACCTGCGGTTCAGGCGGCGGTTTTGTTTTTGTCTCGCACGCTTGCGACGATGCCTTTGGAAGTGTTTCGCAAGACCGAAGAAGGCTCCGTTCGAGTGACGGGCAAAATTCAGGCCGTCTTGGAGGAAAACCCGAACGATGAGATGGATTCGTTCAAGTTCCGCCGTTACTTCTGGGAACAGGTGTTTACAGGCGGTCGCGGCTTGGCATTCATCGAGCGAAGCGGAAGCTCGATCGAAGCCATCTGGCCCATGGACCCCGCGCGCGCCACAGTGCGGCGTCAGGACATGCGGTTGATCTACAGCTTCGAAGGGCGTGACTACGCCGCATCCGATGTGCTCGATGTGCCGTTCATGCTTCGCAGCAACATGGTGCAGCACCGCAGCCCTATTACTATGGCCGCCAAGGCGATCCAGCTTGCCATTGCCATGAATGATTATGCCAGCACGTTCTTCGCTGGCGGTGGCGTGCCTCCAATGTCTCTTGAGGGACCGATGGCAGCCAACGGCGAAACAATGCGTCGCATGATGGCCGATGTTGCAACTGCGATGCGCGTGGCAAAGGAAGACAAGCGGCCTGTCTTTCAGATCCCGCCTGGCTACAAAATGAACCCAATCGGGTTCGACCCTGAGAAGGGTCAAATGACCGATGCCCGTGTGTTCCAGATACAGGAAATCGCGCGCGCTTATCAGATGCCGCCAAACTTCCTGCAGGATCTGAGCCGCGCGACCTTTAGCAACGTCGAGCAAAACGACCTTTATCTCGTCAAGCATCTCATCAGCCAATGGTGCGCAGCACTTGAAGGCGAGATGAATCTTAAGCTTTTCGGTCGTCTGAATGGCCGGCGCTATGTCAGGCACAATCTGGACGGCTTGATGCGAGGCGACTTCCAGAGCCGCATTGAAGGTCTTGCACGCGGAGTTCAGACGGCGCTCATCACGCCAAACGAAGCGCGGCAGCTAGAGGGGCGCCCTCGGCATGCGAACCCGGCTGCAGATCAGCTTCTGGTTCAGGGCGCAACAGTCCCGCTTGGGACAGACCGCAACACCCAAACATCTTCAGAGCAGGGAGGCAACGTTGCCGCAGAAAACTGAAAGCGAGATTCGCTCGCATGCCTCGCGCCCTGAAATCCGGGAAGACGGTCAGTCAATGCGCGTCGCCGGATATGCCGCCGTGTTCAACCAGGAGACAGATATTGGCGGTTACTTCATCGAAGTAATCTCGCGCGGCGCGTTCGCCAAGACGTTGCGAGAGTCCGACGTACATGCGCTTTGGCAGCATAACTACAATCGGGTGCTCGGGCGTTTGTCGGCAGGAACGCTCACACTTCGCGAAGACAGCAAAGGCCTATTCGTCGAAATCGACCTCCCAGACACTAACGACGGCCGCGATGTCCGCGAGCTTATTCGCCGTGGTGACATATCCGGGATGTCTTTCGGCTTCGAAGTCACTCGACAGGAGTGGGATGAGACGGCAGAAATTCCGAGGCGAACCATAAATGAAGTCACTCTGCACGAAGTTTCGATTGTGGCGAACCCTGCCTATGACGGCACTTCGATTGCTTTACGGTCCCTCGAGGGCGTTCGTCAGGAAAGAGCTTCACAGAATTTCATGTCCGCAGGGATGCGGGTTCGCATGAAAATGAACCTGGACCTGAAAGTCCGGAGTAAAGCCTAGGCGCCTGCCTAAGCCCAATTTCTCAACATCGACACAGGAGAACATCATGTCGACTCGCATCAAGGAACTGCGGGAGAAGCAGGCGCGTATCGTTGCCGAAGCCCGCGAACGCCTGGACCAGATCAACACGGAAACCGATGAGGCGCGCGCCAAGGAACTGGAAGCTTCGCACGACAAGGCCATGGCGGAACATGACCGCCTGGAAGGCCTCATTGAGCGCGAAGAAAAACTGGCGAGGCTCGAAGAGCGTAGCGATCATGAGCGTCGCGAGCGTCGTCCTCTGCAGCGCAACGTCGACGCAACTGGCGGGCAGGACGAGGGTGATGATGATCCGGTCACATATCGTTCGGCCTTTCATGCAATGTTGCTTGCCGGTGGCAATGTGTCCGATCTCACTTCGGAGCAGCGCGCTGCACTGAAGACTGGCGTCGATAGCAAGGCTTTTGAGCGGCGCGCTCAGACAGCCGGAACTGCGGCAGCCGGCGGCTACACCGTTCCTGTTGAGCTCGCTGAAATCATCGTGCGGACCATGAAGGACTGGGGCCCGATGTATGACGAGCAGATCTGCACGGTACTGAACACGGCGACCGGCAATCAGCTCAACATGCCGACGGTCGACGATACGAGCGTCACGGCTGAGGCGCATACAGAGGGCGCCGCTCTGACAGATGACGGCGGCAAGGATGCGACCTTTGGTCAGAAGCGCCTGGACGCTTATGTCTATGACACCGAGTTCGTCCGCTTTTCGATGGAATTGGCGACCGACTCCATCTTCAACATGGAAGCGCTTCTCGGTTCTCTGCTCGGCGAACGTCTGGCCCGCATCGCCAATGCGAAGCTTACGGTCGGCACAGGTTCCAGCGAGCCCAACGGCGTTGTCGCCGCGTCTTCGCTCGGCAAGACCGCCGCTGCCACCGCTGCAATCACCGCAGACGAAATCATCGACCTCTTGCATTCTGTGAACTCGGCGTATCGTCGTTCGCCGAAGGCGCGTTTCATGTTTGCGGACACCACGCTGGCGGCCATCCGGAAGCTTAAGGATGGGCAGGGCAACTATCTTTGGCAGATGGGCGATGTAACGACAGGGCAGCCTGGAACGCTCCTTGGCTACCGTTACTCGATCAATGACGACATGCTCGCCCTGGGCGCCGGTCGTCGCGTGATGCTGTTCGGCGACTTTTCGAAGTACTTCGTCCGCAAGGTGGGCGCGCCAATGATCGGCGTTCTTCGCGAGCGTTTCTGGCCAGACCTCGGTATCGCTGGCCTGATTCGCTTTGACGGCGAGCTGGGCGACACGGCTGCCGTGAAGCACCTGATCACTGCAGCGTCCTGATAGATCCTCGCTCCCGGCTCGTCTTTGTGACGGGCCGGGGTTTACCCAACGGAGGCTTCTATGAAAATCAAGATGACCACAGGCATTTCCGGGGCTGATTTTTCGCTCTCCCCTGGCGACGAAACTGACCGCTTCAGTACTGACGAGGCAACCCGTCTGATCGAGGCAGGCTTTGCTGTCCCCGTTGCTGGTGCCGCAAAAGAGCGGGCTACCAAAAAGGCTGCGCCGGAAAGCCGGGGCTGATGGGGTGGTACGGGTCGAAGATAGTCGTCGCTCCAACCGGACGACCAATTTCAGTCGAAGATGTTAAGCGTCGAGCCAGAATTGAGCTCGATGATGACAACGAGAACGAGCTGATTGAGAGCCTCATTGACGAGGTGTCGGCGCATGTCGAAAGGCACTGCCATCTGCGCTTGCTGCGACAGACCGTCAGTGCAAAATGCGATAGTTTTTCGGACTTTTCGCGGCTAGACGATGGACCAGTGGAAGATGGGGCTTCGGTGTCGGTGGAGTACATCGATGTCGCGGGTGTCACGCAAACTCTAAGCAGCTCTCTGTATGAGCTTGTGCAGAACGGCGTAGACAGTTCTCTCCGATTGCGCGGGCCATCTGTGTGGCCTCAGGTTAAGTTAGGAAGCCGCATCACCGTTGAGTACGAAGCCGGTTATCAGACGGTTCCGTATGACATCAAGCAAGCAATCATCATGCGGGTTGCTGAGCTTTTCGATCGTCGCGAGAATTCATCTGCAGAAACTCTGACTGACTTTGACCTGCTTTTGACGAATTACAGGCGCGGCTATTGAGTCGCCTCTTTTGCTTTTGTCGAACTTTGCAGTTTGAGAGCAGTACCTTCGAAACGGGTGGCGGCTGATGAAAGCTGGAAGACTTGATCGTCGGGTGAAGATCCTGCGGCTTCAGGCGGGTGTGCCGAACGAGCTGAATGAGGTCGAAGAGACCTGGCAGGAAGTCGCGGAGGTGTGGGCGCAGCAGCGGCCGGATCGTGGCAGCGAGCGCTTTGCCGCTGCGCAGGTGGCGGGCACTTCGGTCATGACGTTCCACATCCGCTACCGGTCGGATGTGACGGTGCGCGATCGCCTTGAATATGAGGGGCGCGTCTATGAAATCATCGCTCCGCCGCGCGAGATCGGGCGCCGTGAGATGACCGAGATCGATGCCGTTGCTAGGGCTGATGACTGATGCCGCGCGTCAAGGTGAAGATCGACGGGCTTCGCGAGCTGGGCCGCGCGCTCGGGCAGCTGCCGAAATCGACGGCGAAGGCGGTTCTGCGCAAGGTGCTGCGCGATGCGGCCGAACCGATGGCGCAGAAGATGCGCGCGGGTGCTCCGGTCGACACACATAACCTGCAGGAAAGCATCGACGTTTCGACGCAGCTCAGCCGTCGACAGCGAGCCATGCACCGGGCCGAGGAAAGGCCGACATTTCAGGAAATGTTTGTCGGGACAAATAGTCCTGCCGGGGTGCAGCAGGAATTCGGCAATGAGAACCACGTTGCCCAGCCCTTCGCACGGCCTGGCTGGGATGCCGAGAAGATGCCGACGCTGGAGCGCATCGCCAATTCGCTGTGGCTGAGGATCAGTGAAGCCGCTGCGCGCCTGGCGCGGCGTGCGGCAAGGGGCAGATGATGGAAACCGAACTGACTGCTTTGTTGTCGTCGGTCGCTGGCGGTCGCCGGTATTGGGTGCGTGCGCCTCAGGGCACGGTGCAGCGGCCCTATATCGTGCTGCAGCGCGCATCGCGCCTTCCCAACATGACCATGAGCGGGCCGTCCGGCTATGTGGCCAGTCGCGTTCAGGCCGACATCTATGGCGAGAGCTTCAGCTCGGCCAAGGCGGCAGCCGACGCTCTGAAAAGCGCAGTGTCTGGATATCGCGGCGGTTCCATCCAGGGGATCTTTATCGACGCTGAAAGAGACATGCCCGAGGCGGATGCGGGCGAAGTCAGCAAACTATTCCGCATCTCAATCGACCTCATGATTCACTTTGGAGAGCAGCCATGACCGAAGCCCAGATCGGCTACAATACCGGTTACTTCATCAAGCAGAGCGGTCTTTTCGTCGAAATCGGCGAAGTCATCACCGTCACGCCCGGTGAGGCGACCAGCGATCGCGTCGACGCGACACACATGAAGAGTGCGGGTCGCAAGCGGGAATACATCAGCGGCCTGATCGACCCGGGCGAAGCAAGCTTCGAAATCAACTGGATTCCCGGCGGTCCGACCGATCAGATCCTTCGCAACCTGTTCGATAGCGGCGAGACCGTCGAGCACAAGCAGGTTTATCCAAACGGTGTTGCCTGCATCTATCAGGCGCAGATCACCGGCTATTCCAAGGCCGTTCCGATCGACGATCGCATGACGGCGACCATCACCGTCTCGATTTCGGGTGATGAAACCTGGGAAGAGGCTGCGGCTCCGGTCAATCGCCTGCTGCCGTCCATCGCAGGCATTGCGCAGGTTGGCCAGGTGCTGACGGCGGTTCCCGGAAACTGGGACAACAGCCCCAGCTTCACCTACCAGTGGCAGGTCAATGGCGGATCCTGGGCCAATATCTCTGGAGCGACGGCGCGCACCTACACGCCGGTTGTCGGCCAAGTCGGCAACCCCATCCGCTGCATTGTTACCGGCACGAACAGCGAAGGCAGCGCCTCGGCAACATCAGGTGCGACCGCCAACGTGATTGCGGCATAGGGTGACGCATGGCTAACTCTCAACGCGGTTCGGTTGCACTCCAGGCCGGCGACACGGCGTTCACCGTGTCGTTTTCCGTCAACGCGCTCTGCGAGCTGGAAGATGCCTTTCAGGTGCCGGTGCAAAAGCTCGGCGATCTCTTCAGCGCGGAGACCAGCATCAAGGATGTGCGCAAGCTCGTCCGATGCGCTCTTTCCGATCACCATCCCGACATCACCGAAAAGGAAGCGGGGCAGGTGATCACGGATGCCGGTATCCCCGCGTGCATGGATGCGGTGCAGAAAGCCTTCAAGCTTGCGTTTCCGGAGGTGAAGGACCAGGCAAACCCTCCGAAGGCGGGGGCTTCAGACCACTAGACCTGCTTCGATCCTGGGTCGAATGCGGGCTGGAGCCTTCGCAGTTCTGGAAGCTGACGCTGCGGGAAATCCGGGTTGTCCTCGATGGCGCGGTCGCGCGACTAAAGCGTGACCGCGACCAGGCCATGATCCTTGCCTGGCACATCGAAGCCTTTGCCAGGCAGAAGAAGCTGCCGCCGCTGGAGCGGCTGCTCAAACCAGACGACAAGCCGACAAGTCGCGCCATGACGCCGGAGCAGATCCAGGCGACGCTTCGCGGGATTTTCGGCGCACGAAAAGCAAACAGGTGAGAGATGACATCTGCGGTCATTGGCGCGCTGCGCGTCAATCTCGGGATCGATACTGCGCAATTCACCGAAGGGCTCAAGGGCGTGCAGGCGTCCATGCAGCGCATCGGCAAGCAGATGCAGAATGTCGGCGCAACACTTTCGACTTATGTCACGGCGCCGCTCGCGCTTGCCGGCGGGGCCATCGCTGCTGCGGCTTCGGGTCTTGCCCGTGATGTCGACGAGCTGCGCAAGGCAGCGCAGATCTCGAATGTCGGGTTCGAGGAATTCCAGAAGCTTGCCTATGCCGCGAAGTCTGTCGGTATCGAGGGCGACAAGCTGGCCGACATCTTCAAGGATGTGAATGACAGAATCGGCGACTTCAACCAGACGGGCGGCGGCCCGATGGCCGATTTCTTCGAGAACATTGCGCCGAAGGTCGGGATCACTGCGGAGGCTTTCAAGGATTTGTCCGGGCCGCAGGCGCTTCAGCTTTACTACGACAGCCTGAAAAAGGCGGGCGCATCCCAGCAGCAAATGACCTTCTATCTTGAGGCCATGGCCTCGGACGCGACTGCACTGATTCCGCTTCTCGAACAGGGCGGCGAGGGGTTCAGGATGCTCGGCGAGGGCGCCTCGGTCATTAGCGAAGAGCAGGCGGCCGGGCTGAAAGCCTATAACGATGCCATGCGGTCGCTGTCCGAAGCGCTGAAGGGCTTGACCATCGCGATCGCGACAAGCGGGCTCCTGGAATTCGTCACCTCCATGGTGCATCAGCTCACGGCGGTCGTGCAGGCGGTTTCCGAAGCCAATCCGGCGCTTTTGCAGTGGGGCACTGTGATCGCGGGGCTTGCTGCCATTCTGGGGCCGCTGCTCGCTGGTGTCGGTCTGTTTGTCACCGCGGTTGCCGCCATCAGCGCGCCGGTGCTTGCGGCGGTTGCCGGGATCACGGCGCTGGTTGCCGCAGGGGTCGCGCTCTATGCCAACTGGGACGAGATCACGGCGCGGTTTCCGATCATCCAGCAGGTGATTACCACCGCTGTCGAGGTGATCAAGATCAGCCTGACGGGTCTTCTGGAGAATGCACGGTTGATGGCAACCGGGATCGTGCAGCTTCTCAGCGGCGACTTTTCCGGGGCGTGGACCACGGCCCGCGAGCTGGTGCACAATTTCTGGCAGACGCTTGGCGGCGTCATGAATGAGGTTCTGCCCGGCTTCACGCAGGGCATCAGCCAGATCATGGCCGCCGTCCAGCAGTTCGTGACCGACATGGTCAATGCATTCCTCGCTCTTCCGGCCAAGATGATCGAGATCGGCGGGCAGATCATCGACGGGCTCTGGCAGGGCATTCAGGCGCGTTGGGAGAGCGTCAAGGGCAACATCGTCGGACTGGCAAACGGCATCACGGACAGCGTCAAGGCAACGCTTGGCATCCGGTCGCCTTCGCGCGTGATGGCAGAGATCGGCACCTATGTCGTGCAGGGCCTTGCCAATGGCATAGGCTCGACGCAGGGGCAGGCAGTTGCCGCCGCTCAGGGCGTTTCCAGCGCGGTGACCGGTGCCTTCGATGGCATGCAGTCTATCGGCAACAGCATCGCCAGCACGCTGTCCAGCGCGTTTCAGGGGCTGATCGACGGCTCGAAGAGCGTCAAGGACGTGATCCGCGACCTTCTGAGCCAACTTGCCAGCATGTGGATGAACAAGGCGTTCCAGGCGCTTCTGGGCGGCGGCATGGGTGGTGGCGGCGGCGGCTTCTTTGGGACGCTGCTTTCCGGGATTGGCAGTATTTTCGGATTTGCGCGGGGCGGGACAATCATGCCCGGCGGTGCCGGCGGTATCGACAGCCAGCTTGTCATGTTCCGGAAATCTCCGAACGAGCGTGTTGACGTGACGAAGCCGGGGCAGACGCTCACTTCGGGACGCGCTGGCGTGGCGGATGTGCGGGTCTATGTCGAGCAGGACGGCAACTGGCAGGCAGCTGTCGAGCGGATCTCCGACGAGCGGGTGAGCAAGGCAGCGCCGTCGATCGTGGGGCAGGCGAACAGCATGGTGGTTCCGACCATGGGCCGTTTCCAGAGCGACAAGGCGGGGAGCGACTATCGCAATGGCTGAAATTCTGGAGTGGCCGCGCAATCTGCTCGTGCCGCGCGCCTGCCGTGCCAATGTGGTGCCGTTCACGCGCTCCGGCGGTCGGTCGCTCGGCGGCATCAAGCCGTCCGTGCGCACCGATCTCGGCTTCTGGTCGATCGAGCTTGGTGACATCATCATGCATCGGCGCGAGCAGTTTCGCGCCTTCGAGGCGCTGAAAGGCCTGTTGTCAGGTGCGGCGGGGCAGATTGCCGTTCCGGTCTATTCGCCAAAGCGCGCGCCTTATGCCGATGGCGTCTATCAGCCGCCGGTGACGCTTTCGCATGACGATGACAGCCTGTTCGACGATGACACCGGTTACAGCCAGGGCGTGATTTCCTGCGTGTCTGTCGGCCTGACGCCACTTGGGGCAACCTCGATGCGGATCCGCGTGATCAAGGGTGACGATGACCTGGTGGGGTCGCTGTTTTCCTACAATCACGCGCTTTACACGGTGCATCAGCTGATCTCGCAGGAGGGCGATGTGCATGAGGTGCGGATCTCGCCGACCGTGCGCGAGGTAATCCCGTCCGGCTCCGATCTGGAATTCGACGAGCCGACCTGCCTCTGCAACCTTGCCGACGACAGCGGGCTTGACGATGGGGAGAATTATGAAGGCTACCAGCTGGTTTCGGTCTCGTTTGTCGAGGACACGGACTACTGGAGCCGGCTGGCGCTGGGGCTTGTCTGATGGCTGGCAAGTCGCTGCGCATTCTTTGCGACCTCACGCTGCCCGAGGGCGTGATCCGGTTGTGGGATGGTTCCGGCGGGCCATTCGTCGATGACGAGGGCAATATCTACCGGTCTGCCCAGTTCACCGAGGACGCGCTGCAGCAGATCGAGGCCGCGATCAACGGCGAGGCCTTCACGCTTGGCATTGCGCTCTCGCGCATGACGAGCTCCACGGCAGACGAAATATGGGAGTATGACGAAGCAACTCCCATGCAGGGCGCACCAGTTGTTGTGAAAACTTTGGCCCTAGATGAGTGGGATCAGCCAATAGGGACACCAGCAGTGGTTTTTACCGGGACGGTTGATGATCTCGGGTCGGTCGATGAGGCCCAGGAGTCTTCAATCCGCTCACAGGTCAACCTGGAAATCACCAACCGCTTCGCATTGCGCACTGTGTCAAATGGCGGGGTGCTGTCGCATGTCGATCAGATTGCCTATTCGAAGACGCTCAATCCCGGTGGCAGCGACGATCTGTTCTGCCAGCGGGTCACGTTGATGCGCGACAAGACGATCACCTGGCCGTGATGACGATGCTCGATGAATTTCTTGACGCGCATGCGCGGATGGGCTGGGCACCGGGCTCGGTGGACTGCTGCCTGGTGCTCGCGGATTGGGCCGTGACGCTCGGTCATGCAGACCCGGCATCGCATCTGCGCGGCGCCTATGACAGCGACGACGGCTTTTTTGACATCATCCAGCGGGCAGGGGGTGTTGTGCCGCTGGTGGGTTCGTGTGCGGTCAAGGTTGGGCATGCCGTCGATCAAGCGCAGCGCGGCGACATCGGTGTCGTGGGGTCCGTGCTTAACATGCGGCGGCAGTTCGGGGCGATTTTCGACGGTCGGCGGTGGATGGTGCGCAATGCCAGTGGGTTCATTCCGATGACGGCGCGGGTTCTTTCGGTCTGGAGACTAACATGCCCCAGGTGATCGCGGCGCCGATCTTCTCGTTCCTGATTTCGTCGACGGCGATTGCGACGACGCTGGCAGGGCCGCTTGCCACTGCGCTCGGTTATGCGATCTTTGCCGGGGGCGTCTATCTCGCCAGCTCGTTCTTTGCGCCGAAGCAGCAGAAGGCCAAGGTTCCCGAACCGGGTGACGGGTCCTACAACCTGAAACAGAACGTGCCGTCGCGGGCTTATGTTCTCGGGCGCTGCAAGAAGGGCGGCGATTATGTGTTTCTGGAAAATACCAGCGCTGAAGTCCATCATATCATGGTCTGGGCATCTCATCGCATTCATGGATTTGTCACCCACTACGCCCATGATCTTGCGCTAACACTTGACAGCAATGGTGATCCAACCAACGCATTTCGTCTGGATGGCTCTCCGAATGTTCGTATCCAAACTCGGCTAGGCCTTGACACAGAAACGCCATACGCCTCGGCCGTTCTGAATTACCCGTCCATATGGAGCAGCAGTTCCCGTGGTGATGGTCTAGCCAGCGTGATGATGATCTGCAACCGGGTACCGCTGGAACGCTACACCGATGTCTATCCGAACCAGATGCCGGAATGGTCTGCGGTCGGCGACGGTGCGCTGCTCTACGATCCGCGCAAGGACAGCACGCAGGGCGGCTCGGGCAGTCATCGCTATACGAACCCTTCAACCTGGGAGTTCTCGCGCAACATCGCCCTGATGCGGCTCTGGCATCTCTGCCACCCTGTCGGCGGCAAGATGTCCTACGAGGATATGTATCTGCCGGACTGGATCAACGCGGCCAATGTCTGCGACCAGCTGGTGACGAACCGCAGCGGCGGGACCGAGCGGCGCTATCACGGCGGATTCTGGTTTCAGGCGAACAATGATCCGATCGAGGTTGGCCGCGTCATGGACGAGGCGGCGGAGCTGGTCGTTCACGAGCGGGCAGACGGCAAGATCGGCGTGCATGCCGGGGAATTCGTCGAGCCTGACATCACGATCAGCGAGCGTCATATCTTCGCGCTGAAGCTGGACAAGAACCGGCGCCGATCCGGCACGGTGCTTGCCGTGCGCGGGCGCTATGTCAACCCGGCCAATGCCTTCAACACCGAGGATGCCGCAATCTATGGCGATCCTTACGGTCTGGCCGACGACACGACCGAGCGGACCAAGACATTCGAGAATGTGGCGATCCAGAGCCATAATCACTGCCAGCGAAAGCAGAAGATCACATTCATCCGGGCCAATGCACGCAAGGTGTCGCTTTCGGTCGACTATACCGCCGACGACATGCGGATCATTCCGCAGCGGCGCTTCGTGCGGGTGAACTATCCTCGGCGCGGGCTGGTGAATGCGGTTGTCGAGATCACGTCGAGCCCGAGCATCGATCTTCGCAACATGCGGCTGTCTTTTTCCGGGATCGTGGTTCCGGAGACGCTTTATGACTTCAACGCAGCGGTGGAGGAGGGGGCGCCCGGGGCGGTGGCGACCATCCTGCCGCCGGTGACTGTGGCTCTTCCTGCAGGCTTCAGCGCGACGGTTCAGACGGAAGTGGTCGCTGGTGGATCGACGGCGGCCTATCTGCTGGGCTCGTGGGATGCCGGGCCATCGGCGACCAATTACGAGATGGAATTCGAGCGGGTGAGCGGCTCGACCGGGCCTTCTTCGGTCTTCACCAATGCAGGCGCGGTGCAGGCGCGCACGCCTTATGTGGCTGACGGCGTGCAGTACAAGGTGCGGCTGCGTGCCTGGTCTGGCGGTCGGTCATCCGCCTGGACGGACTATGTGACGCTGACGACGACAGCGGACCCGACGCCGCCGGGCCTGGTGGCCGGGGCAGACGCGATCGGCGACGAGGGCTCGGCCAGCTATGTCTGGACGGCGCCGAACAGCGCCAACTATGCCGGCGCCCGGCTTTACATCAACACCGTCGACAGCTTCGCGGGTGCAACGCTGATTGCCACCGAATACGGGGCGCCGAACGCAGTCGACGGCCGGACCTTCACGGGCATCGCACCCGATACCTATTACGGCTGGGTCGTTGCCATCAACGCTTCCGGTGTCGCGGCAGCCGCCGTGGCGACCGGCGAATTCGAAGTCATCTGAACCTTCATATCCATCCCTGATCTGATTGCCCGGCGGCGGGCCACGGAGAAACCATGTCGACTCCCACTGCTGAAACCGTCTTCCGCGACTATGAGACCAATGGCGTGCCGTCTTCCGGCGCGCGGAAGCCGAAAAAGCGCGAGATCCGGCAGTGGGGAAAGATGGTCGAACAGCTGTCTTCTGTCGGCGTCATCAGCGGCGGGTTCCTGACGCGTGCAGCTCTGTTTGCAAATCTGAATTATCCCGCCGCTGCGGCGGCTGCGGTCTGGGCCGACGACAATGCCGATTATAACGGAATCTATCTGAAGTCAGGCGCAAGCGGATCTGGGTCGTGGACCTACACCCGGGCGCTGTGGCAGTCGCATATCGTCGGCACCGACGAGGGCAACGGCACGGCCAATGCTGTCGAGGTCGATAGCGACTGGCCGGTCGTCGATGGCGCTCTGGTGTTCTTCAAGCCTTTCCGCAATAGTGTCAGTGGGGCGCTGACGGTTTCCTTCAACGGTGGCTCGGCGCTGACGGTTCGCGATCAGGCTGGATTGGCGGTTACCATCGCCAATGCATTCAGTGAAGGTCGGACGGTCTGTGGCTTCCGTTCTGGAGCGTACTTTGACTTGATCAACGATCTCTCGGCGTCTGCGGCTGCAGCGGCTGCAGCGGCCTCGGCAGCCCAAGCTGCGGCTATCGTTGGCGGGCTCGGCTCGCTCACGGCTGCAGTGGAGGCCGCCGAAGACAGTGCGAGCGAGGCGGGAGACAGTGCTATCGCGTCGGCTGCCAGCGCTTCGGATGCAGAGGCGTATGCGCTGCAATCCGAGTTGGCGCGCGATGCATCGTTCGCGCTGGGTCCGAAGTACACAGACGAGGCCACAGGGCGCGCTGCCGTTTCGGACGGCCAGACGTTCCTCGTCGTCGGATCCGGCGATGTTGCCGCGGTCGAGTATCGCCGCACCAATTCGTCCACCAGTGTCGAGATTGCGCGATATCCGAGTACTCGCGGCGTTTCTGATCCTCTTGCCGAACTGATGGCGGCGACCGGGGTTTCTGTTGCCCAGGTCTCTGACAGCCTCGTCGGCCCGGCTAGCCTGATCACCGGGGTTACGTCCGGCACGGCAATCTACGGGGCTGCCACGCCGGTGGCAGAAGACTCCGTCCTGTATGAGGTCGTCGCTTCGATGCGCGCCGGCACCCAATGCAAGATCTGCGTGTTCTCGCCGAATGAACTCGGGTCTCTGGCTTTCACCTCTGAACACATTGTCCCGATGGTCGCGAACTCGATCAATGTCTGGTCGATCGCCAATGGTGCCCTGCCAAATGGAATTGCGCTGCCTGCCGGGTCTTACGTGGGCATTACCGAAGTCAGCGGGTCCGGTCGCGTCGGCGTCCAGGAGAGCACGAGCGGCCTTGGCGTGACCTTCGTGAAAACCGGAACGACGACAGCCGCGATCCTTGGCGATGTGATTTCGGTGGTCGCAAGCAGTCTCTACGCTCAGGTGCAGTTCAAGATCAAGTCGACTGAGATGTCTTTGAGGGCTGAGGCTCTCGGTGCGATCAGCAATGAGATCAGCCGCTCTATCGCCGACGAAATCGCCACCAAGGCCAAGATCGGTGGCGACATGTCGCAGACTGTGTCTGAGGTGTTTGGTACGGCTTCACCTGTCGACGGGACGTCTCCCAACACGGACTGGCGGCTCGTCGGGCCTGCGACGACGTTCGCCGGCTATGTGCGGAGCGTCAGCGCCGTCATGAGAAACGAAGGTGAGGCCTCGTTTGGCTTTTTCGTGCCGGTTTCAGGTGGCTTTCAGCTTCAGTATGTGTGGACGGAGACCGTCGCAAAGAGGCTGGAGACCTTCCTTTCGGGCGATGGTAACATGCCCGCGAACATCTACCTTCCGGTCGGTTCGCGGTTTGCCATCAAAACCGCTGACGCAGGCGCCGCGCGCGTGGCGACCGTTTCAGGTGGCCCAAGCGGCTCCAGTTTCAGCGTTGCTGCAGCAACCGTCGAAGGCGGGATCGTTTCCTCGCTGACATCTTCCTCAGTTTATGTGCAGGCCAACATGACAGTGGTTGGTCATGCGGCGCCGCTCACCGACCGCCTTGCAACGTTGGAAGCGGTCGCCGGGGTTGATCCGCTGTCAGTGATGGTGCGTGGGCCGACGCCGCTTTCTGATACCTTCTTTCCTGGCACGGCAACCCCGTCTGGCTGGTCGCTGGGCGGCTGGACTGTCAACGAAGGACTTGTATCGCCTGGCTCCGGTGGCTGGTCGGTTGTGGCCAAGGACAACAAGAAGAGCGCGTCGAGCCGCAAAATCGTGCGTGCCCGATTTACTGTCATCAACGCTGCCTCCGTGTTTGGCATCTGCTTTGACTCCTTTTCGACGCTGACCTTTGGTGCGGCCTGCATTGTTGACGGCGGAGCCTCGACGCTTTCGATCTTCGGATGGGATGGCGTCAATGCGCCCGCCGGCGCTGCCGGTGCGACCGCTGCGCTCGGGTTCTCCCTGCAGGCAAACCGCGATTACATGCTGGAAGTTCGCAAGGAACGGATGCTGACGGTCTTCACGGTTACGGACCTTGTCACGGGTGCCAATGTCAGCGTGCAATCCTCTACTTTTACGGGGTCCACGGGCGATCGCGCCTGGGGTGCCGCTGGTGTTGTCATGATCAGCGGAAGCGTCAAGCTGACCAACTTCCGCAACACGGTGGATTGCCCGAAGGCCCTGCATGGTATTCTTTTCGGCGACAGCAACCTTGAGGGCTCCGCTCTGAGTTCCGGCTGGGCTTCGGCCTTTGGCTATCAAGCTGAGACCTTGCGCGGCGACAATGCGTTGCTGGTTTCGGCGCGTGGCGGGGAGAACTCTGGTAATCTTCTGTCTCGCATGCAGACCGATCTTCTTTCCTTCCGTCCGCGCCATGCACTTGTGCTGACAGGGACTAACGACAGCACGCAATCAACCTGGCGCACCAACGTTACGGCAATCAAGGCACTGCTCGACGGATTGGGCGTGTCTATGACGCTTTGCACCTTGCCGCCAAACGGCGAGGCTGGAGGCGCCACCAAGAACGCCGCGTTCAATGCCGATATCCTGTCGGGGTACTTCGGGCGGCATCACGTCTTCGATCTTGCGGCCTTGCTTTCGGAAGGCAATGACCGTGTCACCTGGAATGCCAGCTACCGGCAGGATGATCTGCATGCGAATGTCGCAGGTCATGACGTGCTTCATGCGCAATTCCAGAAGCAGTGCGGCTGGTTCTTCGATTGAGATCAAAGAACTAAAATTCCGTCAGAAAATCAGAGGATACATTCCATGATCACGACCACCTCAGAGCGTGGGCGCGCGTTTTTGGGCGCCCATGAAGGCGATGTGCTGACCTGCTATCTCGATCCGGTCGGCATACCTACCATTGGCAGAGGCTTTACGATGCGCAGCCGCGCGGTTCGGGCGGCGCTTGCCAAGCTCGGCATCAACAAGCTGGTGCCGGGCAAAACCAAGATTACAAAGGCGCAAAGCGCTGCGATCCTCAACGAGGTTCTGGCCGCTGAGTTCGAGCCGGCTGTGGTCAAGAACTCGCCTGCCGATCGCAAGCAGCATGAGATGGATGCGGCGACCAGCGCTGTGTTCAATCTCGGCACGGGCGCCATGGGCTGGCGCTGGGCGCAGGCCTGGCGGGCAGGGGACATCAAGAAGGCAGCCCAGATCCTCGGCAGCAATTACAACACGGCTGGTGGCCGCAAGCTGCCGGGGCTGGTTCGTCGCCGGCGGGAAGAGGCCGACCTTTTCCTGAACGGCAATTATGGTGACGGCAAGTTTGCCACCAAGCCCGAGGGTGTGAATCGTGAGGCGAGCGAGACGAAGCCCGCGATGCAAGATCCGGTCGTGCGCGAGGCGCAGGAGCTGTTGACCGCGGCCGGGTTCAACCCCGGCGCCATCGACGGCTGGATGGGCGCGAAGACCAAGGCGGCGGTCATTGCCTATCAGAAGGCGCATCCGCATCTGGTGGCGGATGGCATCATCGGCCCGGCGACGCTTGCGCAGCTGCGCAAGGATGTGACGGTGGCGCGCGAGACGGTGACCAAGGGCGCGGGCAGTGGCATCGGCTCTGCGGCTCTGGCCTGGAGTGCCGGTCTGCCCTGGGGCTGGATTGCGGCTGGCGTTGTCGTTGCCGTGGTCGGCTATGTGATCTGGCGCAAGCGCGACGTGATCGCGCGGCGGATCAACACCTGGCGCGATGTCGAGGTGCCGGTCTGATGTTGGCGGCCATCGTCTCCAGGCTGCTTGGCGCTGCCGGTGGCGCTTTCCTCGATCGGGTGCTCACGCATCTGGAGCGGCGTGCGCAAAGCGATGTCGAGCGGCAGAGGGTGGATGCTGCGCGGCAGGCGGCATCCGATGCTGAGAGCGCCCAGGTGATCAAGGAGGCCATGGCGCACCGGGCCTTCTGGGTGGTGTGGTTCATCGCGGCTGCTCCGACCTCTGTCTGGTTCGGCTGGGGCATGCTGGATTCGACGATGAACGGCGCGCTGCCCGATGTGGCCGCGCTGCCGCCGCAGCTGAAAACCTATGCCGATGTCGTGTTTACCAACATCTTCTATGTCGGGGGCGGGGCTGTCGGCCTGCAGGCTCTCGCGAAAGCGATCCGGACCAGATGAGCCTTGAAGCCACGCTTGCCGAACTTGCCGTCGAGATCCGCCATCTGCGGGAAGACATCAATGAGATGAAGTCGCAGACGCAGCGCGACCAGGACAAGGCGGATATCAGCCGGGCAAAGGTTCACGCGCGGCTCGACGACGTGGCGCGATCTGTGACCGTGCTGGAAGAGCAGCGCAAGACGGATGCTGAGCAAATCAAGAAGGTTGCCGAAGCGACGTCCAAGCGCATCGACTCTGTAGAAGAGGTGACTGACGAAGTCCGTCGCTGGAAGATCATGGGTATCACGTCGATCACAATTGTCGGGATCGGTGCGGCAGCGTTGGGAATTACCTTTGCCGATGTGGTCAAGCGGCTTTTGCAGATGCTGGGCGGGCGGCTTTAAGCGTCAGTTGCACCAGCTGCGGCGCTTGCCCGTCCAGGGGCGTGCCAAGCCCTCGGCAATCAGCTGTTCGCCGATATCGACACCGTCTATGTCGACCACGGCAAGGGTTCGGCCATACTTGTCCGTCATGCGGCCGCCGTCGCCGCGACGAATGCCGATGCGGCCGGCGCGCAGCAATCTTGCCATGCGCTGCTTGGCGACCTGGCCCAGCCTGCGCTCGGCGTCGCATTGCGCATGCCGGATTTCCGGTGTGTCGATGTTGAGGATCCGGATCGTCTCGCCGTCGATCTCGATCGTGTCGCCGTCGATCGCGCGGATGCTTGCCGCTGACGCTGCGCCAGCAAGAGACAGCGTGAGTAGAGCAGAGGCAAGAACTGCACGAATCAAGTGTGGTTTTTTCATGCCCCAGTCATCAGCGATCGCCGCCCGTGTTGCAAGAGGTTCGCCGGTTCGCCGGAAAACAACGGGAACAGACGTGGCTAACCCGTGGCTAAATGCCTTTGAAATATAGAGAATTTGGTGGGCCCGGAGGGACCACAACCCCTCGCTCAAAACTGTGGTACGGCGGCGCCCGGTGGGACCGAGGCGCGGGATTTCTCTAACATTTCCGTAAGGCAGGGTGGGACCGAGGGCCAAGGTCAAGCGACTGTAATCGCTTGCCGGTGGCTCACCTACAGGTACTCGCACCTCTCAGAGATCAGCGTCGTACTGGTAGACGTTCAACCGCTCTGCGACCACCCGGCCGGCATTCCGAGGATTGGCATAGGTGCCGAGGAACACTGCGGTGCTTTTCCATCCGCCGGCATCCATCGCCGACTTCACATCAACTCCCATCGATAGCGCGATGTTCGCGAAGGCATGCCGGCCGCAGGTGTGTGTGGGCTTGTAGACGATCTCGGCGCGCCGGCAGACTGCCGCTATTCGCTCATTGACAGAGTGACGGTTCCGGTAACGGAAGACGCGATCGTCAGGCTTCATCCCCTCCTGCAGGGCATAGAGTCGGCTGATCATCTGGTCGGTCAGGAACCTGGTCGAATTTCGCCCGGTCTTGGTCTTCAACAGCAGGGCCGTTCGGTTGATCAGGTCCACCTCGCTCCAGCGCAGCTCGAGCGCTTCGGATACGCGGGCGCCGGTCTGGCTCATGAACAGGACAAGAGCCGCCAGATGGTGCAGCTCGTCCTTAGCGCACTGTCTGACGAATGCGTGCAGCCACGCTTGGGATGCAGCCTTCTTCCGCTTCGGCGTTTCCTCTTTAAGGTTCTTGATCCTAAGGGGCGGTCCCCAGCCTCGCTCATACGCGTGATAGAAGACGGCTCTCACCGGCGTGATCACGCAGCGATTGCGGGTCGCGTTCTGCTGAGTGGGATAAAGGTCCTGGGCAAGCTTCTTCACATCAAACGGGAAGATCGAGGCAAGCGGCCTAGCTCCAAGGTGTCGGATGATCTGTGGTAGATATCGCCCATCGCCGCCGTTCTCGATGTAGCTCGCGGCCGCCTCGCTGAAGGTGCGGGCTGATGCATCTGGAGCATGGCGAACCGGGGCGGGCGAAAGCGGTCGAAACATCTCCAT